AACTGGTACTGTAATGTCAGCCACTAGGCTCCTCCTTTAAATTAAGCTAATCTTAATATGGCAGCAGATGTTGTAAATGCAGGAAACTGAATTGTAAATGTTCCAGAAGTTGCAGTTTTATCTCCACCAAAATCTAACACAGCAACTGCATCAGTAGTATTTGAACCACCATCAGTTGTCGTATTATAAATTAATGCTCCTCTTGCAGTTAATGTAACTCCTACAAAAGATAAGTCAGCAAAATCAGTAATTGCTACTGAAGATGAAACTTTTACACCTTGGTTTACTAAAGCTTTTCCACCTGCAGAATATCCTGATGGTGATGAAACTTCGTTACCAGTTGTGTAGTTTGTAGTTGATTTACCTAAACTTGCAGAATTTGTATACATCGCTAATTTATATGTATCAGAAGATGTATCAAAATCGTGCTTACCTTGTAATAATTCTTTTTTAAAACTATCACAGATAGCGTTTGTTGTTATAGCCATAATTGTTCTCCTTTAATTAAGGACTTGGAGAATCAACTTTTATTCTAGGAACTCCGTCTGAATATTCTCCTCGTCTTCTTCTACCCATTTGTTGTAGGGCAAAATTTTGTACTTCTTCATTATACTTTGAATTATATAAGTTGTATAGATTGTCAGGCCCTTTTAAAAATCTAAAAGCTTCTGCCAGAACACCATGTAATAACATAGACTCTTGGTAAGTAGATAAAAACGTATTGTTTGTAGAAGTAAAGTTAGGAGCATCTTTTATGTAGTTTATTTGAACTGTGTCTGCAGCAGGAGGTATGGGTGCCACCAATATGTTAAAATCATCAAAATTAGCATAGTACTGTGGTGTGCCTTGTCTACCTGTTCCATTAAATTCTGATATAAAACTAAGGTCTCTTTTCTCTAAAAAAATTCTGTTACCTGCAGAATCTATATGTTCAACAGATCTAATAATTATTAAATCACCAGGTAAAGTTACAGCTCTATTTCCTGCAGTGAAATTAGAAGTGACATATTTTCTTAAATCATCATAATCTACCTTTCCTGCAACATCTAATTCTACAGATCTAATAAAATCTTGAATTATAGAATCGGATAAAACAGTGCTATCTACTTCAGTGTAGTTTCTTACTTGTGTTAAAAAATTTGCATGAGTTATAGACATTATGTGATACTTACCCCCACTTGACCTATGTTTGAAAGAAGTTCTCTTCTTCTGTTTTGTAAAGAAGGATTTGCAGGTTTCATAGCTGAGCTACCTTGTGTTATAAAAGCAAAGTCTCCAGGTAAAGATAAATTTGCAACTCCAACTCTTATTCCTCCAGAATCTGATATTGTTTGATCATTTTCAAATTCTTGAGTTGGTTGTTGAAATTTCATTACTCTTGGATTTTTTAGAGCGATTGCATCTGCTTTATGATATGGAGGATCTAATTGTGGATGCTTTGGTTCAAATTCAGAAATATGAACTAAAGAACCATTCCATTCTTTTACCATTTCTCTATAAGGATATTCCATACCTGATCTATCAGAAATTGCTTTTGATCTTTTACCGGTTGCAAAACTCATTATACTCCATCCCCAAAATATGTTTGAGGTGAAATATAAACAGATGCTCTTTGACCGTCTTCATTTAATGCTCTTAATAATTCATCCTCATAAAGTTGTTTTAATAATTGAATTCTATCAGGTGCTCTTTTAACAGATAAATAATATGCAAGGCCTGAGCACATGCATGGTAAAAATCTATAAACAACATCAGCTTGATTTGAATATATTCCTGCATCTTGAATTCTATCTATTGTGTAAAATTTTAATGTTGTAAAAGTTGATGCATCAGGTGCTAAGTATAAAAAAATTTGAGGTGTTGTTTGTCTATCCACAAAATATTGAGATGGTTGTCCTGTTTCTAACTTATTTGGAAGAGCTGCATACGCAGATCTATCTATTTTAGTTAAAGAAATATCTTGAGTTGACGAAGTATTACTAGCTGCAGCTGTGGTTGAAATGTAAGCCTCTAAAACATCATTAACACTTTCATTAACAGCGTACTGTGCAGTTCCTGCAGTCAAAGTTACTTCATTTAGAGATACTTTCCAAAGGTGAATACCTCTATTTCCCCACTCTGAAAATAAAAGATTTAAACTTCTTCTTGCACTACGTAAGTCATGACCACTATTAGTCCGCATACCACATCTCTCGTATGCTTCTTCAATAATTTCATCGATATTTAAATCGAATGATGAAGTTCCTGACGTTGCCATAATTCATTAAATTAAATCTTTGTAATAGTCTAAAGATTTTCCTGGTATTAGTTGTTCATCTTGTAAACCCATGCCTGATGTTCTAGCTGCACCATAACCTCGCATTTCTCCACCCATAGATTTTTTCTTTATACCTTTTTTTGTTATTGGACCACTCCCAATAATAGGTTGTTTTACAATTTTTTCAATTAAATCAATACCTGCTCCTTTAGCTGCTTTGATTGTTTTTAAACTTTTAGCTTGAGCTTGATGTAACTTAGAGGCTTTGTTTAAACCTTTGACTACTTTATTTATTTTAGCCATATCACCTGATTTAGCTTTCATCATTTTCTTTTCTCTAAGTTTGTCTCTTAAATCTTGATTAGTCATTCCTTTTAGTTCAGATTCTTCTTTAGGACCTATTTGTGCACCCCTTAATTTTGCAATTAATGTGTTTCTTTTTTTTTGATTTTTAGCAATTTTAGATGCTGCTGTTCCAACAGATATTCCTGTTCTAGCTTTCATCATATTTGATTCAATGGCCTTTCCTCTTTTTTTCTCGTAACTAGATAACTTGCCATCTTTATCTAAGTCAGCTTTTTTTGGGTTCTTTAACATTGTATCTCCTCCTACACTCATTTTTAAAAGATCACTATGATAATCTTTAGTTGATGTTTTTTTTAATTTAGTTTTTAATGCTTTTGCTCTTGCTTTTTGTGCAGGTGTTCTAGTAGCTAATTGATATCCTATGTTAGCAACCTCAAACCCTATAGTCAAAGGCACTGCTCCTTTACTTAGAATTCTACCAGCAGTTTTAAGTTTTCCTAATTTTGAAGTCGTAGTTTTAGCTAGTGTTTTTGTAGGTAAAGCTTTTTTAGGATCAAATATAGTTAAGGCTTTGCTTTTACCTTTGAAAAGTTTACCTTTAGTATCTAATGCTTTGCTTTTTCCTAAAGTATCTACGGAAGCAGCTTTTTTATTTTTGAATCTATCTTTTAATTTGTTTATCAAACCCTTATCAAGAAAATCATCAACTTTTTTATATGCTCTTGTTAAGCCTTGACCTGCTCTAAATAATGCTGTGCTCATATTTTTATCATACCACCATAATACTTCTTAGTAAAGGTGCTTACGTTTGTTGGCTTACCACCAACACCTTGAGCCTTAGCTCTTTTCCTTGCAACGGCACTCTTCCTCTGGGATTCTGTCATCCTCGCTGCTTTGGCAGCAGGGACGCATTTTGGATACTTCCGTTTTTGGTCCGCTGCTAATTTTGAACGACCACATGGTGCGTATGAACCATCTTTTCGTTTGCTCCCAATATCTACCCATTTTTGATCGAACCATTTTTTTAGCCCTCCTGATTTAAATGATTTTGAAAAACTTATACCTAAATTCTTTTCTTTTCCTGTTTTACTTCCAGTCAAACTTACTGATGAATTGTTACCTTCTCTAGTTACACCTAATGAAAGAGTGCTAGAAACATTACCTTTTTGTTTTTTTAAAAAAGGCTTTTCAGCTCCACCAAAAATAGTTGTTTTACCTTTTTTTATACTTAAAGTTCCTTTAGGCACAGAAACTTCAGGATTGTCATATATTTCTACACCACCTCCAATAGTTGTGCCTTTCAATGTTTTTTTTAAATAATTTGGTACAGAAATTTTTTCTCCCATTAAAATACACCTTCAAATTTTGTGCCCTTTATCGCTGCTCCTGCTCCACGACACATGCCCCCATCTCTTAATCCTTTGGCTTCTATTTTTTTTGCATCTCTAAAATCTGCTCTGTCTTCGTCATCTCCAGCTTTTCTAGCATCAAAAGGGTTATCGAAAAATTCTTCTTTTCTACCACTTCCGACTAATTCTTCTGCTGTTTGATATCCTTTTTTCTTTTTTTTATTTTTAGTCATCTAACATACCTTTATAATAATTTGATAAACTATCGTTAGACACTTCATGACCAGCTAAATTTCCTTTGATATAGCTACCATTATAAGGTTCGAGTTTCTGAGCAAATGCACCTTTATTTGCTTTTTCTGCAATAGTGATGACTAAATCTCCTCTAGATGCTTTTACAACAGAGTCTAGTGATTTAGCTTGTGCTTTATGAAGTCTTGAAGCTTTATGTAAAGCACCTGCAACTTTTTTGATTTTAGCTTCTCCACCATTTACTTTACCAGCTGGTTTAGGTCCTCTAAAATCTTTTCTTTTTACGCCTGATGGATCTTTAATTTTACCCGCACAAATTTTGGAAGCATATGCATTAGCATATGCTGACGGATACACTCGAAATTTTCTCTTCGCTGCAGCTTTACCTCTTGGGCATAGTTTTGTCATAATGAAGAATTATAACACTTTTATAACTTACAGTCTATGCTTTGAACAAAAGGCTTTTTTTTCTTTTAATAGATGCAATGACTCTTTTCTTCTTCTTTTTTTCATCTCTAGCACCTCTTAATTTACCTTCTATTTGTTTGGGCATTTGTGATCTTGTGATTGCCATATTATATTAAGTCCTTTGCTTTACCTAGAACAGGTTTGTATTGTGTTTTGCCATCTTTTCTAAATGCATGTAAAAAACTAGCTCTTGGTGTTCCCTCTATCCAACTTGCGTGAATCCATCCACTATTAGGTTCACCGGGAGTGTAGTATTCAAGGATCAATTGATCCGGTTCTAAATTAAATTTAATCCAATCAAATAGCTCAGCATTATCCACACCTGGACATTCAAAATCTGCCGCTTCAGCTTTTGCATGTTGGCTGTTCGCTGAGCTGCCGATGGCAAGACATAATTCTACACTACGAAAACCGCTAGTCACCTTAACTCTGCCAAAATGATCTCGAACTGGTTGAAGAATATTTTCACATAACATTTTTAATTTTTCTATTTGTTCTGCGTTAGGATTGTTATTAATACCCTTACGTATAGCAGTGTCACTTTTAATAAGCTCTGAAAGAGTGAAATTCCGTGAAAGATTCATATTACTCCTATTCTATAATTAATTTTTTAATTGATTTTGAACCATCTATGTTATCTTCTAATTCTGCTTTACCTTTCCAACATTTGTAAGACACAGTTTCTGAATACTGTCTCTCAGCTGTACGCTTACCGCGTAAACATTCGGCCATGTTGCTTTGCAAACGTGCCTCCACAATCTCTCCGTTTACAAACATAAGCAATCCTACTACCGCCTCTATCATTGTGCGTAACTCCCATTACCGTTTGTGTATTTCATTTCTCTATTTTGATCTTTTAATTTTTCGATATCAATCAAAACCTTGTCCATTTGCTTTCTTAAAAACTCGATGTTTACTTTATTTAAAGCCATTGACTCTATATGTGCTTG